CGTTTCTTTTCGTTTCCTTTGCATCCATATCTTTCACAAGAAAATGTCGGGGAAATTTGGACTCTATCGTTTGATCTAAAAATTAACGAAGGTGGCGAGATTCGTCCTCTGCATTTTTATCATTACCAAACAAATCGATTCGGTCTGAAAGCTAGTGCAGACATCACTCCAAACAAAGAATGGCAAAGGTTCACGTTCACAGGTCCAGTTATCTTTCCGAACGACGACCCTCGTTATTCAAGGGGAGAGATGGCTTTGTATGACTACGCTGGAAATAATAACTATTCTGTGCGTAGGATTAAACTTGAAAAAGGCACTCTAGCTACTGACTGGAGCCCAGCTCTCGAAGACACTGAGGGCCTCATCACAGAAGCTAAGGCTACTTTTGAACGGACAGCTCAGGGATTGAGAACGGACTTATCAGCTATTCAGGAATATGTCAATAAAGACGGTCAGCGACAGGAAGCTTTACAGAGTTACACTCGTGAGGAAAGCGCAAAACAAGCGACGGCTTTACGTGAGCAGGTATCCAGAGACTATGTTGGGAAATCGGCTTATCAAGAAGATGTGCGAGGTCTTGAGCGTAGGTTTGAAGCTATTACCAACCCACAAAATGGCTCGATTGCCACTCAGATTGCGACCTACAAAAATGCAGTAGATGGCCGATTTGCAGACATCACTTCATTGATTGCTGGTAAGGCTAATCAGACGGACTTCCAGCGTGTGAAGGAAACTAGCCAACTCTATGAGCGTATCATTGGTAGCAATGAAAATGACATCTCTAACAAGGTCGCACGTATGGCCATGACCAATCAGCTATTCCAGGTTGAAGTTGGGAAGGCCTTTGCGGAACATCAGAATTTATTCTTAACCTCAACGCTCACTAAAGGATTTTTAGGGAATAATGGAATCATTAGCGTAGCGAATGCTACACAAAAGGAGGTTACATCCGATTTCATTTCAGTAGATCCAAATGAAAAAATTATCTTCCAGCACTGGGTAACTCTGCCTGAGAATGGAATGGCTTGGACCGCTTGGCAATTTTTCGATAAAAACAAAAATCCTATTGATAACCGCAAACCAGGATTAAATGCTTATAAAACAACTGTAGGCAAACAACACAACATCAATCACATCACTGTACCAACGAATGCTTATTTCGTCAGATTCTCAGCTCGTATGTACGATGATGGTTTGATAAAAGTAGAAAAGGGCTCAGCTCCATCTGATTACTCAGTAGCACCAAATGATGCTCTTGAAGCTGTGAAAACTGTCCAAAGTCAACTAGCTGGCTCATGGGCAGTTCAGAACATCAATTCAGCTGGAGATATCATTTCTGGAATCAATCTAGGCGCTAACGGTCATAATCGATTTGACGGCAAGTTGACTCATATCACTGGTGAAACCTTGATTGATAAAGCGGTTATCAAGTCTGCTATGATTGACAAGCTGAAGACAGCCAATTTTGAATCTGGTTCGGTGACCACGATTGTTTTGGATGCTGAAGCGGTTACTGCTGATAAAGTAAAAATGAACGAAGCATTTGCTAACAAGCTAGTAGCAAGTGACACCTTCACAGATACGCTTACTGCTAAGAGAGGTTTCATCAATCAACTAGTCTCAAACAACATTTTTACAAATGGATTAACCGCTCAGAGAGGATTTATCCAAAAACTAGTCTCAAACAACATCTTCACGAACGAACTGACCGCCCAGAGAGGTTTCATTCATCAGCTTCAATCTAAAATCATCAACACAGAAACGTTAGATGCTTTCAGGGGTCGTATTGGCGGATTTAATCTCGGACCATTCCCACAAGGCGGAGGGCGTTGGATAGCTGGAAACAATCCATATATTTGTGGTATGGGTAATGGTGAAGGCGGTGGCGTCCGTACTGCTTTCTGGGCAAACTGGGGCAGTAACTGGAATCAAGCTGGTTGGGGCTCTTGGGTTGTTACAACAGATGGGAAAATGTCTTGTAAAAACGATGTGAGTTTTTACCACAAAGCTGACTTCTCAAATACTTGTACGGTTAATTTTTATAGCAAGCCTAACGCCACTAGAGGCATCTGGACAGGAGACGGAGAGATTAACGGTAGCGGTTCGAATCCTGGTGGTGGTCAAAACGCGGTCGTCTGGTGGAACCAAATCACGACTGGCAAGTGGAGACAACACGCTGGTATCACAACTGCTTCAGATAGAAGGTTGAAAGAGAATATTGAACCAACGTCCGTCAAGGCTCTAAACAAAATCAAGGATTTGAATTTGGTAGCCTTTGACTATATCAAGGATAAATCACACGAAGAAATCGGTTTGATTGCGCAAGAGGTGTCGGACATTGTACCCAATGCGGTTAGTGAATATGAGGGAGAAGATTCTCATTTGACTATCAACTATGCTAAATTCATCCCTTATTTGCTTAAAGCCATCCAAGAATTAAACCAAAAAATCAACTTAATGGAGGAAAGATATGAATCAATCATTTGACCAATTAGTAACAGAATCGCTAACTAAACGCTTATCTGAAGCAGAATTGCGTTGCGCTCAGTTAGAGGCGCTTTATACGCTAACTGCCAAGGAATTGCAAGAAACTAACGAAGTATTGGCTTACGACTCGGCCTTGAAAGAGTTATTTGAAGAAGTGAAGAAACAGAAAGCAGGTAATTAAGATGACAGTAACAAATTATGAATTGAACTACAAAAACCTACGTGGACGTGATACAACGCTGGTTTCAATCAAACTTGAGGACAAAGGTCGTTATTCAACTCACGAACGTGAATTGGCAGGCGACCGTATGAATGAATCAGACGAAACGTTGATTGAAGCGGTATTAGATATCATTCGTACTGAAATGGATCCAGCTGGCGCTATCGTGAAAGTCCAAGCGAAGCTTGAACAGTCTGAGCAGAAGCTTGAACAGTCTGAGAAGAAGATTGCTGAATCAGAAACCAAACAAAATGAACAGGGTGAAATCATGAATCTTATTAACAAGGTTATTCGTGTGATCGCTCTTGACTCGATCATGGGAGAGAAAATTTCGTACGGTACAACATATAAAGAGTTGGTAGCACTGTTCCCACTTGCTGAAATTGGGAAAACATATCCGCCTCATGGCTTGTTTACCATCGAAGACCCTAACCTTACAGAAATCAATGGTGAAGGTAAACGTGTATTGATTCAGGTCAATCGTGAATTCACATACAACGGTGAACCACTGAGCGATTTCTTAAAAGATGGAAAATATGGACAGAATGGCGTTGGTTTAGCTTGGAAATTTGATGTGAAAGGGTAGGAGGAATAAATGAAAATCGAATTGTTTAACTTTTTTAGAAGCCTGATTCAAACAGAAGATGGTTTGGTATTGTATGCTCTAGGCTTAATTGTGATTCTAGAAATCGTAGATTTTGCATCAGGGACGTTTGCAGCAATTGCAAATCCAGAAATTGAATACAAGAGTAAGATTGGAATTAACGGCCTGATTCGAAAAATTCTTGGTGTTCTTCTGCTTATGGTATTGATTCCGATGTCTGTCTTGCTACCTGAAAAAACAGGGTTCGCATTCCTATACTCAATTTACCTGGGATATTTGCTTTTTACATTCCAGTCACTCATTGAAAATTACCGTAAGTTAAAAGGTAATGTGACCATCTTCCAACCTATCATTAAGGCATTTGAGCGTTTATCTGGCGATAAAAACGACAAGAACGAAGGAGAACAATAATGGATATTGATACAAGTAGACTAAGAACTGACCTTCCACAAGTTGGGGAACAACCATACAGACAAATTCATGCGCATTCAACAGGGAATCCGAACTCGACTGCCCAAAATGAAGCAGACTACCACATGCGTCGTCCTGTTGATTCAGGATTTTTCTCGCACGTTGTCGGCAACGGCCGTGTGATGCAAACCTGGTACACAGATATGGGAGCCTACGACGTGGGAGGTGGCTGGAACGTTGAAGGCTACGGACAAGTAGAATTGATTGAGAGCCATGCTACTAAGGAAGAGTTCATGCGCGATTACAAGCTCTATGTTGAACTACTGCGAAACCTTGCTGATGAAGCAGGAATTCCGAAAACGCTGGATTCTGACAGCCTAGCAGGAATTAAGACACATCAGTATTGCACATACAATCAACCTCGAAACTACTCAGACCATGTAGATCCATACCCTTATTTAGCCAAATGGGGTATCAGTCGTGAGCAATTCAAGAAAGACATCGAAGGCGGTCTATCTGAAGCTGGTTGGAAACGTAATGAAACTGGCTGGTGGTGGGAGGAGTCAGATGGTTCTTATCCTACAAACTCATGGAAGCAAATCAACAACGAATGGTTCTACTTTGATGATCGTGGTTATTGCCTAATCAACCGTTGGTTCAACGATGGTAAAGACTGGTTCTATCTTGATAAACGTGGCGCTATGGTCACAGGCTGGATGTTCCTTAACCATCGCTGGTATTTCTTCAAGTCAGACGGTCGTATGGCCACTGGATGGGTAAAATACCGAGAAACTTGGTACTTTATGGAAGAAAAGGATGGTTATATGCTATCTAAACAGTTCATTAAGTCAGGCGATGGCTGGTACTATTTGAAGGCGAACGGTGAACTTCACACAGACCCAGCCTTCAAAACTGAACCAGACGGGCTTATCACTATAGTTGATAAACCAAAAGAAGAAAAATAAAAACAGAAAGACTTTCAAATTAGATTACACCAACCGCAGGCAATAGCTTGCGGTTTTTTGTTTGCAATAAAAAAAGCAGTGACCGAAATCACTGCTTATCAGCTATAGCAAATTCATAGAGCTTTTCTGCCGTTAGAAGCGCCATTTTGTCCATGCTTGTTTTTCCTTTTCTGAGGTCAGAAACAGTAGTCCAAGGAACTCCAGCGCCTTGCGAAATAGCAGATGTAGACATCGGGCTGTCTAATAATTCTTGAATAATTTTTCTCATACTTATTTGTCCTTTTTATTCTTTAGATAAATATATACATTGACTGCAATTATAAAAATAGCTATTGCACTAACCATTGCTTTTCCTCTTTTCATTTGATAAAATAGAGGTGTGAGGGGCTTTCGCCCCCACCTCTTAGCGTTTACCTTTTTCTTTTGCGGGAGTTGGGTTTACGCTTTTTGTTTTGCCTTGCGACTGTTATTGCAGTCACCAGACTTGCTATAGCGGTTACCGTTTCAGGGATATTATCTATCGCCTTTTCAAGTAACCTAAGCCAATCTTCTTTGTTCAACTTCCTCACCTCCTTTCCTTATCTTGATTATATTATATCACGGCATGCCGAGAAAATCAAGCGTTTTGATGAAGTTTTTTTAAATTTTTTCAAAAAAATAGACCTTGTCCAGAGGTCGGGAAGTTGGAGGGGATACCCTCCGTTTTTGCTTATTTAATAGGAAATAATTTTACCTTTTTCAAAAGTTTTCTTATTGTTTTTGTTGTTGGTATGTTTGTTTCTTTTATTACTTCTTTAATTAGGGAAAAATTTTTAAAATCTCCAAAGAAGAATAAAGATAGATCTAATTAGATAAAGAGATTTTTTATCGCTAGTTTAATCTACAGGGGAGTTTCTTTAATATTGTTTCGCCTGTCAAAATGATATGTGATAGCAGAATAAAAAATCTACAAATTAAGTTGGTATCAATATGGTGTAAAGGGCAAGTATGTTTTTCATGCTTGCTTTTTAAATTTTTTACAATTCAAGATGTTTTGATGACCATTTATGA